TACGTTACCAGTATCAAAATCACCTTCCATAGAAGTTTTAAGAGGTGCTCTATCGAAATGTTTCATTCCGTTAGGTACATCAGTGATCATGAACCAAGCGTCAGTATCAGCTAAATAATTATTAATTACAAAACCTTCTGGAACTGCTCCCATTGATTTAACTGCATTAATATCATTGTCTGCTGTACTTGTTCTACCTTGAGATTTCATCAATCGCTCTGCAACGAACTGCAAGTTAACCGGAAGAACCATTCTTCTCGGTTTAGCTGCAATTTTAAGACCTCTTTCATCTTTAGCTTGCGCGATCTGAATGATCAGCGCTTCTAAAGAAGTTTCATTTAAGTCTGCTGCGTTAGTTAACAAGTTACTTTGATTACCAGATAACGTAGGGTGAGAATTTACAATAAGAAATTGTCCATCGCCGAAAGTTCCAGCTGTGAACGCATTGTTAAGTAAAGCCGCGCCTTTAGTATTCTTAGTACTCGCCATAGATCTTGCTAATGCTTTTGTGTATCTAGAAGAAAGTCTGTCATAAAGGTTGTCCTCTATTGCTTCTTCTGTGATTGCAAAAGCTAGTGCAATTGTTTCCATCGTGTATCTAGCAGTGTAAGTTTCCTGAGCTGTATCAAAACTTACGTTTTGACCTTCAGGTTTAACTGCTGCGTCACCAAAACCAGATAACATAACTTCCTCTTCGAAAGCTCTGTCAGATGATTCTGTTACGTAGATGTCTTTAGTTTGATCTGCGTACTGTTTGTATTCCAACCCGAATAAAGCGTTTAAACCGGGCTCTAGCTCTTTGATGAGCTGCTGTCGTGATATTGCCATAGTTATTTACTCCTATATTCCAGTTAGGTATACATGTTTACCGACATTGAATCTAACTATCCAGTTAGAGTTCGCTGTTGAAACGTCGCTGTTTGAAGGATCTTCAGATAATCTAAGAACAGTGAACATATCGTTTGCTCCTGCTGTTCCAGATAATTCCTCTTTAGATCTACCATTACTTACTGCTGTTCCTGCTGCATAAACCATATCACACGCTCTTCCCACAACTGCTTGAGTGTGAGTTCCAGCCGTCTGAACTTCGAATAAGTCATCAGGATCATCATAAATAAAGGCATTCGCTGCTGCAGCTACGTCACCAGGCCAGTAGTTTTGAAACGTTGGTTTCTGAGTTGTTGGATCATCGTAAAGACAACCGTTAAAGATACCTACATTACGTGTTGCATCGGTTTTTGATGGACCTACATACCCAGCCGTCACAGTTGTGCCGCCTTGTACTTCTAAGCCACCAGAACCTGCTAACGCAACAACATCACCAGCATAAATCGCAGCAGTTTGTCCTGATGCAATTTTGTACTGTGAAGTACCGTTAGAAGTTGGTCTACTACCTAATCCGCCGACTTGTCTGAAACCGAACGGTGCGTCTATATTTGCCATAGTATACTCCTTTGTGAATAGTTTTATCTATTCACGGTTAATTTAAATCGATAGTAGGGAATTGGTCGTTATCCCGAGAAAGACTATTCGTCCTTCTTTGTACCACCGAAGGTTACACGAGTCTGCCTCTCTTGATTGATCGGCATACTTGGGTGCTGTTCCTTATTCAAATCGTGTTTTAAAGCTTCGTCGGCAGATCTTACTTCTTCAGCAAAATAAGCCTCACGAGATTTAGCGATCTCTTCAGGTACCCTAGCCAGCACTAGGCCACCAACTCCGATCACTCCAGCGTACTTACCGTCTTTATTCACTGGATAGTCTGTGTCAGGATATTCGTCAGCTCTCACTAATTCGTATCCGCTTCTAAGTCTTCCTTGGATATTTCTCGTATCGTCAAAACCTAGAGTCTCAGCTCTTATCCATCTGTGCCTAAAGCCGTCAGGCGCCGGTGGTGCATCTAAAGATGATGGTGGAGTCCAAACTTTTGGTCTTTCAGATTTAGACCTTGTTTCGCTCGCACGAGAAGTTTTATTGTTTTCCATATGCTATGCTCCTTCCGTGTTTAATACTTGTTTCGCATACTCTTCGAGTGGCACACCTAATTTTTTTGCAATTTGCACCTGTGAAGATGTGAGGCTCACAGTTTTGCGACCGGGTTTTACACCTCTGCGAACAGGGGCAACCGTCTGAGCGGGTTTAGTCGTATATTTATTAGTATTACCAAATTTATGAGGGAAGTCAAGCTTCATTCTCTTGTCTATCTCCGCATAATACTCGTCAGATGTAGGATCCATACCTTCAGAGTCAACAAGATCCTTATGATGTTCAAAAGCAGTATAAGTCATTGGTTTATCTTTACCAAACCACTTATTTTTATCTGCCCATGTTTCAGCTTTCTCATCTACTTGAGGTAAGGATGTAGGCGTTGGTTGTGCCATTCCTTCTCTGTATTGAGGAGCTTGAGGGGTTTCCCTCTCATAAGTTTCTCTTCTTGATTTTTCTGAAGCAATCCTATTTGCATCAGTTGTTAATGTGCTCAACTCAGTTTGAGCTTCAACTTGTTTAGCTGTATCTCCTCCTTCAATAGCTGCAGCCAATTTTGATTTAACAGCATCTAATTGACTTTTAACTCTTGTTTCAGAATCTTTAAGATAAGCTGAATCTAAATGTTTATATTTAGATTCCCAAGTTTTTCTTTTTTGCTCTATACCTTTAGCATAGTCGAGAGCTGCATCTTTTTGACGTTCTGCCTCTCTCCATTTTCTAGTAAGTTTAGAAATTCTTTTTTTAACAGAATCACTATACTCTTCTAGTTTTTCGTCTTGCGTTTCTTGTTTCGTTTCTTCTTTTTCTTCACTCTTCGTTTCTTCTTTGCTTTCCTGAACATCAGCGCTGACATCAGATTTCTCAGATGTGTCAACGGACTCAGTATTGACTTCAATACCTTCTTCATTTTTTCCTTCCTCTTTTATTTCAACTTCAGCACCTCCACCACTTGTGTCTAAGTCGACTAGTTTTTCACTAGATTTTTGTGTTTCTTCTGGCATAGTTCCTTCCTATGTTTAATATTCATGCAAGATCATTTCAGGATCTTGTATGGTTGCAAGAATCTCATCTTCATTTAAGATTCTTATTTCTCCCCCTTCAATTTTTAAACGTGAACCGGCATATCTTGCAAAGACTACCCATTCACCCTTCTTGCACCACGCACCCTCTGGATATCGTTTTTTATCACTATAACAATCGGGTCCCATTCCTAAAACTAAACCACAAACCGTTCCGATTTGTTGTCGTTCTAAAGCTGCTTCTGCTAATAAAATTCCACCTTTAGTTTTAACTTTTGGTTGAAAAGGTAAAACCATAATTCTCCAGCCAGTAGGTTTAGGCAAACTTGATTCAGCAGGCGGAACATTACGTTTCGCTTCTACTTCTTCAGCTGCTTTTTTTAACGCAGGTTCTAAGGCTAATTTAATTTTTGGGATTTCTGTCTTTGTCGATTCTAATAACTTTTCCGTCATCTGTTTGCTCCTTTGTTATATTTAGCAGGTTAGAGATTTCCTGAAAGACACCTTCAAGTGCCGCTATCTGTCCAGTAATATACTTGTATTTGTCAAAATTGTCAACTGCTCCGGACGTAACACTTAATGATAATGCTTGCAATCTTTGTTTAATTGCTCGTTGTAATTTATGAATTACAATAAACTCATTATTTTGTTCCATGTTTTTTCTTTCCTTTCTTTTTCTTTTTTTTACCTACAGGTTTACTACCATAGGTTTCTGTCCAATCTTTAGCAATTTTTGGATGATTTTTCCAGAGATATCTTCTTTGCTTCTCTGATTTAAAAGGCATTACTTTTTGCCATTTCTAAATATCTGTGTTCCCTTTATACCAAAAATCGAAGCGCAAACTAAAATCCATAAATTAGTGAACCATGACGGCAACGCCTGGAAATGCTCAAAGAAGATTTTTATCTTCTCCATAGCCGCCGGATCGTCCGACCAGACCCCCCAGGCCAAAATTATTATGGGGAGTGTAAGAATCGCTAAAACGACCTCGTCCTTGTAGTCGTTTTGACGGGCTTCTAAAAGTT